ACCCGGTATCCTTTTGGATGTCGGATCGCTTGCTGGTGCTGAGATCCTGCAGAGTTTTCGAGCCAGCCAGGAACTGATCCGTCCAGCCTTCGCCCATAACCATCGCCATATCGACGAGGACGACGTCGCTGACGGCGCCAACACCTTTGCCTTTGTATTTGGCAGCGTACTGGGTGAACAGGTCGAGGCCAGTGTTGATGTTGCCCGTGACCGTCGATGTGTCCCGCCCCCTGGCGGTACCGGGCATAATCTGAAACAGGCCTTGTGCGCCTGACGTGCTCTCGACCGGCTTGCCCGTCATCGGATTGAATTGCTGGAAGCTCGACTCCCGCTGCACGTAATTGAGGATGACGGTCTGCAGGTCGGAGGCTGCCTTGGCGAACTGATTGGCGCTCTGGATGTAAGACTTGTTGATGTCGGCCTGTTGCTGGAGAAGGGCTGGATTGTTGGCGGCAGCCGTCGGCCCCAGCGGAGCATTGCTGGGCAGGTTCGGAATGTAGCCGAGGGAGCTGGCGTTGCCGCCCAGCAGTGCTGCGCCGAAGTTAGTAAAGAAGTCGGTCCAGCCGCCCGTGGCCCCGGTTGCCGTGCCTCCCTGGTTCGTGGTGCTGTCGCGGGCCCGCTTCACCGCATCCGGCACGCTGTTCAGCTTGTCGATCAGATCAGCGACCGACTCGATGAGACCTGCCACGACGGCGGTCATCGCCTCGCCAAACTGCAGCGCCCAGCTTTTGCCGCCCTCGGCAGAGCCGTGCAGTGCCGTCGACAGATGCTCAACCGCCTTTGTCAGCGCGGTCTGCTGGCTCTCCGCGACCTTCGCTGCATCGCTCATGACCTGATAGGTCAAGGCGGCTGCATGCGCGTGGTCGCCGGCGCGATCCAGCGAGATGATCAGGTCGAGTGTCTGCGCGTCGAGCGCCTTCAGCGGATCGGCGGTGTTCGCGAGTGCCAGCGCTGCCTTGGTGGGATCCACCATCGCTTCGCTGAGCCGCTTCGTCGCGGCCGGGATGTCTTCGCCCAGTACCTGCGCCAGATAGACTGCGGTCTTGGTCATTTCCGCGAGCCGTGCCGTGCCGCCAGAGAAGGCAGGGTTGGCGGCAATGCTCTGCGCTGCGAGGGTCGCCTGCACCGTTGTGGCCGGCGTTCCGGCGCCGACCTGTCCGCCGGCCTTTTTGACCTCGTCCGCCATGGCGACGTAGTCATCGCGCGTGGCTGACAGCTGTGTGCGCAGTGTTGCGAGCGAGCGTTGGCTGCTCTCGGCGGCGATGGTGATGCCACCGATGGCGATGGCCACAGAGGCCAGCGTTGTGACGAGAATGCCGACCGGGCTTGAGATCGCGGCCCACGAGGCTTTCGCGGCATCCTTCAGCACACCGAAGCCGGTGCCGGTCGCCAGCGCCACGTCGACGATCTGGTGGCCTTGCTGGATGAATGCAGTGACGACCGATTGACCGGCCTCGATCGAGGAGAAGAACTGCACGCTCTGCACGCCGAGCTGGCGCACTGCGAACGCGGCCTGTCCATGCGAGACAGCGACGTTGTTCGCGCCAGCGATCGACTTCGTGTAGGCCGTGTTGATCTTGTCCAACGCAGCGGACGCGGCCGTCGCCGATATGTTGGTGGTTTCGATGACCTTCTGCAGTTCCTGCAGTTGCTGGATCTGCAAGCGCCTGGCTGCATAGACCGCGTCATATTTGGCGCGCATGTTGTCCGTCGCTGCAGCAGCCGCAGTACTGGCAGCTGCGGCCTTGGCCTGCTCTGCAGCTTCGGCGGCAATCGCGGCCTTCGTGCCGGTGATGGACTCAACCGCCTTGTCGTGGTCGGCGATCACCTTGTTCAGCGCCGCGTCGGCCACCGTGTAACTGCTCAGCAAGCCGCCACTGATCTCCTGCTCGAGCGTCTTGAGTGCTTCGGTGTATCGCTGCGTTTCGGCGAACAGCGGGTCATACTTTGCCCGCGTCTGGTCTGCTGTTGCACCACTCTCAGCGACGGCGCTGGTCGCCTTAGTGAAGGCTGCCTGGAGTTCGTTGAACCGCTCGACCGCAACCGAGGCCTCGACGTCGGTGTTGAGGACGACGTCGCGCAGATCCCGCATCCCGGATTTCAGGGTCTGCGTCGCCGCGAATGTCTTGTCGAACGCAGCGCGCGCCGCGTCGTAATTGCTGATGTCGAATGCCGCGCCGAGATCCTGGCCGCGCTGCTGCAGCTGGTCCTGGGAGGCTCGAGGCGTTACGCCGGCGAAGGCATTGGCCTTGTCCTGGAACGACTGCGCCGCCGCTGCCGTGCCAGTGATGGCCTCGGTCGCCCGCGCATGATCCGCCACCAGCTTGTTGAGGTAGGCCGATTGTTCAGTCAGACTCGGTATCAGCCCCTGGTCGATCTCGTTGCCGAGCGCCTTGACCGCCGCCTGATACCGAAGGTTCTCGGCGATGAGCGGGTCGTACTTCGCCCGCGTCTGATCGATGCCCGCTTGCCCCTCGCCGAACTTGGTCTTGAGCGCGTCGATCGCCGCGCCGAGCTGCTCGAGCGGCACGCCGCCTTTGGCGAAATCGTTGGCCAGCGAAGCGAGCTGCTGCTGGTACTGCTGCTGGCGTGCAAACAGCGGATCCCATCTCGCACGCATTGCATCGAGCGATGAGCCGAACACTGCGGTCTCAGCTGCAGCTTTGCTAGCGGATGCAGCGTATGCCTGTGCGGACGCCGCCATGTCCGCGAGCATCTCGTCGCCCGAGGCGAGCCTTGACGCCCACAGCTGTTCCGCCTCGGCCGCGCCTTCCGTCGCTGCACGCACATCGACCAGAAGCTTTGCCAGCCGCTGGACCTTGTCGATCTGCTCCGCCATGACGCGGTTGACGACATCCTGGTCGGCAGCGTTCTGCTCGAGCGCGCGCGCCGCCAGGGCCTGGACGCGTGCCAGCTCCTCCTGCGCGGCCTTCAGCCGGTAAGCAGCAGCGGTGACATCATCATTGCGACGCGCTACGCGGTCCCAGGCGGCGCCGGCGGCTGAGATCTGGTCAGCGGCCGTCTTGACCGACCCACCCACGCCAGCGACCGCCCCAGCCGCGCTCTCAGCCGATTTGACGTAGCCGTCGAGTGACGCCGCCGCCTTATCGACCGGCGCGCTCGTGTTGTCCGCGACGTTGAGGGTGAGCCAGTAGTCGTCGTTGAGCTGGTTGACGTCTGCCATCTCAGCGTTCCGTCAGCCGGATGGCCGGGTACAGGATCGGCTCGCCGCGATTCGGGCCCCGCTTCAGGACGTAGGGCACCTGCCAGCCGCGCGCGGTGCCGCTGCCGCCTGGGATGGCGACAAACAGGCGTTCGGTGAGGACGCTGGGGAACTGCTTCTTTGCCCACTGCCGGGTGCGCTCGGTCACGACAAGCTCCGGACGCGCGTATCCTGACAGCCTGCCACTGCGGCCGGTCCGCCCCTGTTCCTCCAGCCTGCGCGCGTACGGCGCGAAGTTGGTCAGGATGACATTGGCGTCGTGGGGGATGTGTTGGGAGAAGTCGGTCCACGGCGTGCCGTTCACCGCGATGAACCAAGCCTCGGCAAAAGCGCCGCTGCGCACCGGGCTTATCTCTTTGGCATACGCCAGGACCGCCCGCGCGACACCATCGAGCCGGTCGAACTTCAGCTCAATTTTGCTACCGCGGAAGGTGATCTTCGATAGGTCGTTGGTCTCGACACCATCGACAAACTGCCGGAACACCGGCGTCACGCCGCCGGCCTCCATCTCCTCGATGCGCAGCTTCAAATGCTTCGCGACGCGCGCACGCGCATCGGGTGACTGCACCTGCCGGTCCATCATCGTGCGGACCGTCCGTCGCAGATTCGCTCCGAGGTTTGCGCCGATGATGGATGGCATCAGCGCATTTCCCTCCGTCGCTGCGGCGCGGGAGGTTCGGGTGGATGGCGTTCGATCCACCACTCCCGGTACTCGGCATCCATGGCCTGCAACACGCGGTCGAGCATGTGGAATTCTCCGCGTGACAGGTGATAGAATTCGGCCCACTGGCGCACGACAGTCCACGGGATATCCCCGGGCACTGAAGGCCCGAGACCGCCGCCATGCTGCGGACGGTCAGGGTGAAGGCGATGCCAAGCTCGCCAGATCCAGAGGAATTCGGGCTCGACGAAGGGCGCGGGCGGCATGTCCGCCTCGGACATATCCGGCCGCTGCCCCGCATCCAGCTGCGCCTTCCGACGCGCCATGAGACGCGATCGGAGGGTGCCGTAGTTCAACTCGAGGCGGAGTCCTGCCCGGAGTTTTTTTCCGCTGCCTCGACCTGCGCCATGGAGCGTGCCGACACGCGGCCTGCGGCATCCCATGACATGCGCGACAGACGGCCGAAGTCCTTCTGGTAGAGCAGCTTGTGGAATTTCTCGATCGTGACGTCCTGGCCATCGTCGTCTTTGAGGTTGCGCACGCCAATGATGAGATAGTCTTCCATCAGTGACGCATTGACTCGCCTCTGCACGTCGTTGGGGATCTTCTTCTCGTCACCACCATAGGGCTCGGCTGCGGCCATCGTGCGTGCGGTGCGCGCGTCGTGGAACTCATCGGTGAAGCCGCGCACCTGGATCTCCAGGTCACCATAGGCCTCATGCACACGCACCCACATGCCGTCGGTAATCGACTTCAGGTCTGATTGGAATTCCTTCAAGCTTGCCATTGTGCTTCCTGACCGGTTGGAAGGGGGTGGCGCGTGACCGGGAGCCCGGTCGGCAGCGGTCACGCGCCGACGCGCGGAGGCTCCCTGGGAGCCCCGCGTGCCATCAGCGCCCAGGGAGGGCGCCGATCTCGCGATTTGCTGCTGCTCAGTTCGGTGGCGGGTGGCGGTCGATCTGGAACGTGCCGGTGTTCACGGGATCCGGGTTGGCTTCAAAGGTCACGTCCACCATCACCGCCGTGCCAGGACCGGTCGCGTTGATCTTGCAGAACAGAGTCACCTGCTGGAACGAAAAGACGTAGGAGTTCTTTTGCGCGTCCTGCAAATAGATCTGCAGGTCGGCGGACAGCTCCAGCTCGGCTTGGTTGTAGAGCGTGAAATCCTTGCAATACATGCGGAACGCGCCCGAGCCGGTGAACGTGCCGCCGAGCATGCCGTCGGCGCCAGCGGAGCCGCCCATGCTGAATTCCGGCGCGGCACCGGTGTTCTCTAACGTCATCGACAGCTGATCGATCAGCCCGGCGACGGTGCCCACGTTGTAGGCCATCCGGACGAAGCCGGCGACGGGATCGAACACCGTGCCTGACGGTGCTGGCAGCGTGGCGCCGGTTGAGGCTTCGGCCGCGGCGGCGATTTCCGACTGGGCAACAACATCGATCGCGCCGGTGAAGAAGTTGCCGACCGCACCGCCAAGCGTGATGCGTGTCACATAGGCGCCGCCATAGCGGAGGTACCGGGTCGAGGAAAACTTCTGCTGGATGAACAGGCTTTTGAAGGTGGTGCCGTTGACGAGGCTCGATCCAGTGATCAGGACGTTGGCCCCGGCCGAGGTTTCGGTCGCTGCCCCCACGGCATTCCCGGTGACGCTAATGTGGCTGTTGTCGGTCTTCGTCAGCACCCGCCACCAAGTGTTGTATTGCAGGACCGTCGTGAAACCGGACACCCGTATATACTGACCGACGTTGATGTTGGTGAACTTCGTCGCCAGGGTGGAAGACAGCGTTTGGGTCGTGCTGCCGGTCGACGTCATAGTGATGTCGGCGCCGATGCTGGCGATGTTCAGCGGCGGCGACCAATCGTCCTGGCACAACGAGGCGAAGAAGTCGTCGTATGTGCCATAGCTCAATGCGTAGTTGATCGTGCCGCCGGCCTGCTGCTGCGTCGTGACGGCCCCCGAGACTTCTCGGGTGATGTTGATCTCGCTCGGCCGCTGCCGCGTCTTGGTGAGCGCCAGCGTGTCGCCCGTGTATCGTATCGCTTGAAACTGTACGAGAGGCCGCGCACCCCAGGTGACTTCATTACCATAGGAGAGCTGCGTTTGGTTGGCCTCAACGCCAGCCTGGTATCCTGCTGTCGCAGCCATTGCTGCATCTCCTCGTTTTTAGGTGCTGGACAGACGGTCGATGATGAAAGTGCCGCCGTTCGCAGCGGGATTTCCTTCGACCGTGATGTCGGCGTAGACCGCTTGCCCTGGCCCGCCCACGTTCATCTTCACCATCATGAAAGCGTTGGTGAACGTGAGCGCGTAGCTGTTGCCGGTAGAGCCCTTCAGGATGAAGGTGAGGACGCCAGTCTGCTCGGCCTGCATCATGTTATAGTTGGTGAAGTCGTTGAAGTACATCCGGAACGTGCCGTTGGCGGTGAACGTGCCACTGAGGATGCCGACCGAGAGCTGATTGCCGAGGCCGTATTCGGGCGCTGCTGTTGTGTTCTCGAGCGTTATCGCCATCTGGTCGAGAGTGCCGACCATCGGTGCGCCGTTCCAAAATGCACCGACGAACCCGTTGACCGGATCCATGACGATGGCAGAGGGCGCGGCGACGATAGCGCCGGTGGAGCTGTCGGTGGTGATTCCGTCTTCGTCCTTCGCGATGATGTCAATCGCACCGGTGAAGAAGTTGCCGATCCCGCCAGAGATCGTCATGCGCGAGACGTAGGCGCCGGGATAGACCAGGAACAACGTCGGCGACAGCATCTGCTGCATGAACATCGACTTGAATGTGGTCCCGTTGCTGATCGTCGAGCCACGCACATGTGCCGCGGTGAGAGCTGGCGTTTCGGTGACGACCGCGGCCCGGTTGGTGCCCTCGAGCGTGAGATGCGAGTCGTCGGTCTTGGTCTTGATGTACCACCAGCCGTTGTTGAGCGCGTTGGTGAAGCCGTACAGCTTGATCCACGTCCCTTGCGACAGGGTCAGGAACTTGGTGCCGAGCGTCGACGACAGCACCACCGTCCCCGAGGTGTTGGTGAGCGTGATGTCACCGGCGATCCCGTTGATGGCCTGGAACGCCTGCCAGTCGCGTTGCAGCACAATTGAGAAGAAGTCGTCGAACGTCGCGTAGGACAGCGCATAGTTGATGGTGCCGCCGGCGGTCTGCTGGGTGGTGACCGCTTGCGTCGCTTCCCTCGTGATGTTGATTTCACTCGGTCGCTGGCGAGTTTTCGTTTCCGCCAACGTGTCGCTCATATACCGGATCGCTTTGAAGGCGACCGCCGGGGCAACGCCCCAGGTGGCTTCGACAGCGTACGAGATTCGTGTCTGGTTGGCTTCGACGCCAGCTTGATATCCGGCAGTCGCGGGCATGGCTCTCTCCTGTGTTTAGAAATTCACTGCGCGCGACGCGCGGTCGCTCTTCTCAGGTGACGACAACCTCGTTCGACGGCGGCGCTGTGGTCGTGCCTGCGTCGTTGGTGGCGCTGACAGTGCAGGTGAAGGTCTGCCCGACATCGCCAGGAGGCACGGTGATGTAGGTATCGGAGGTGGCGCCGGGGACATCGGCGCCGGCCTTTTGCCACTGGTAGGCATAGGACGTTGGCTCGTTGTCCCAGTTGCCCATCGTGCAGCTCAGCGTTCCGCCGTTTTGCGCGACGTGCGGGACATCGACATTGACTGGTGGGGCTTGCGGCAAAGGCGGTGCCTCTGGCTGCGCGCCGGCGGGCTGCAGCAGGTTCTTGGCAACGACGCTCTCGTAAACCCAGAAGCCGTACTTCTTGCCGTCCACGGCGAGCGCGACGCAGCGCTCCATGGCTTCGGTTGCGTTGGTGCTGATGACCTCGCCGGTCTCAACGAACCCAGGAGGAGCCGTCGACTCCACCAAAATATGAAACTCTTCCACGGCTGTTTCCTTCCTCAGTGTTGGGGAGCGGTCACTCGATCCAGAAGCCGTACCGATTGCCGTCCTGGCTGAGGTCGATGCAGCGCAGCTTGGCGTCCTCGACGGTGGCGCCATCGACGGTGCTATCGATCACCTCGCTGGTTTCGGTGAAGGTTCCAGAGTTCGTTGGTGTTTCCTCCAAGAGATGAAACTTCGTCACAACCTGGGTCTCCCTTCTTTCAGTAGGGTGGCGGGGCAGTCAGCTTGTCGTCGAAGGTGTAACGGACGATCAGCGTCAGGCGCCGATACACGCCGTCGTCTCCGCCTGGGCCCAGCGGGTCCATCGATTGTTCGTCGCTGTAGTTGAGGCCTTCCGGCGTCACCGTGTTGATGCCGCGGAATGCGACGGAGAACGCTTTGCGCTGCACCAGTGTTGGTCGCAGGCCCTGGCCGATAGGGACCATCAGGTGGATGAAGATCTGGCCTTCTTCACGCCATGCGTCGTAGCCAATTTGAATCGGGCCGGCGGTTTGCGCCGCTACCTCGACATCGATCCACGTCTGCGGTGGCGTCGGACGCGGCCCGGCAGCCTCGTTGGGCATCTCCATGCTGATGCCCAATTGCGCTGCCACCGCCTCGATGCGCGGTATGCAATCATCCCAGACCTCGGGCGACATCGCATCAGCCGCCGAGGGTCTTCACGAAGTAGACGAGGTCTTCGGCCACCCGATAAACCATCGCGCGGCCCTGGATCGTGCGTGTCGTGCCGTCGCTGAACACGATCATGTCGCCCTGGCGCGGTGGCTTCGGCCACTTCACCGCATTCATCTCGCGGTCGGTCAGGATGATCTTGTCGGCGGTCTGCTGCACCGCGCCGACCAGCACTGACTCGGCACCGATCTCCACGAAGGCGAGGCAGTCAACGCTGAACGCGACCTGCCGCGTCCCGGTCAGGCGCTTGACGGTCACCGTCTCACCTTGCGTGGTGAGCGCGCGAATGACGCCGTCCGCGTTCACTTAGGCAGCACCCGCGCCGACAAAACCGTGTTGACGTATGTGCCGGCGACAATCGCCACGAGGCGCAGCCGATCGCCGAGCACATGACAGAGCAGGCCATCGGTAGCCGAGGCACCACCGGCCGTGATGCCGCCGACACCAGGATCGACGAAGTCCGTGGTGCCACTGAACATCTCGAACACCACCGTGCGCGCCACCGTGTCGAAAGTGACCTGCGCGATGTCGTAAGCCGGGCCATCCGCGCCCATTGCGGACTGCACGAGGGCCTTCACCGTGGTGCCGCCCGAGCCCCACAGAAAGCGCAATTCCACAGCCACCAGCTGCATGCCCTCGAGACCGGTCAGCCACTCGCCGGTCATCGTGCCGGGCGCCGTGATCTGAAAGTCAGCGTTGTCCGTGCCGTCCGGTTGGAGGGCATAGACCTGTGTCGATTGGAGCATCGGAGCCTCCAGGGGCGTCAGATACGAAACTCGCGATGCGGCTCGAGACGTGAGGCGGCACCCGGCACAATCGCGGCGTTCTCGCCTGGGGTCGCGATCCAGTAGGTGGTCGAGAGCACGTTGGGCACCGTCTCGGTCTTGATCGTCTGATCGCGCGTGCCGGCCGACTTCCGCATGTTCAGCTGCAGCAAGGTCGCGGCCTCGATGTCGGGCGGCATGTCGTCGCCCAGCGTGTATCCACCGGTGTATTGCACGATGACGTGGCTCTGGTACGCGTAACCGGCGAAGTGGTAGTACGGGTAGTCGAACCACGGGATCCAGCAGCACGCGCTTGCGTCGTAGCGGCGCAGCAGACCGGCTTCGCCATCCAGTTGCCACTGGTCGGGCTCCAGCACGGTGTCGTTCCAGGTGACCGAGAGCACCTCGGAGACAGGCCACAGCGCCAGCACCAGATCGGAGCGGTGGCCTACATCGTGGCCGTAGAACTCCTGCTGCAGCGTCTCTTTGACCAGGCGCCGCCCGCAGTAGCGCTCGATGGCCGCGGACTCCTCAGTGATCCAGCGCTTCAGCCGTTTGTCGTACGACGAGCCGGTGATCTGCAGCTCGTCCTTCGCGGTCGCCAACGTCGTCAGATCCCGGCTCTTGGCCTTGGTGATGACGGTGGTGATGGAGCGCATCATCAGGCGGACCGTTGGAACGCGAAGCTGGCGATGCCGTCGCGGCCGAGGCGGGTCTCCTCCTCGTTGTGCTCGAGCAGCTCCCAGCCGAGCGAGCGCATCACCGCCAGGAAGCCGAACGAGGTGAAGTACCAGCAGTGCTCATCCGGCCGGAAGTGCTTCGACACCAGCACCTCCTGCGGCCCGCTGTAGACGGGCATGCACACGAACACGCGGGCGCTGACGCGCGCCAGGAGGCGGTCGAAGTCTGGGATGTGCTCGAGGACGTCCCACAGCGTCACGGCCTGCACAGGCTCGCTGTAGGGGTTGCAGAAGAGCCCGCGCTCGAGCAGCCACTGAACGCCGGCCGGGTTGATGTCGTAGCCACGCGTCTTCGGACGGGCTTCCACGAAGGCCCCACAGCCGATGCCGATGTCGACCACGGGCCTGTCCCAGTAGCGATCCACCAGCTCGACGCGGGCCTGCGTCAGGCGCTTGCCGAGCGGGGTCTCGCGGTAGCTGAGGTATCGCGCGAAGTAGCGCACGTCGTAGGGCCGCTGGGGATCCTCGACGTGGTAGTAGCCGACGCCCAGGTCGGGCAGCCACGTCAGGCGCTTGGCGGCGAGGCGTTCGAAGAGCGGGGCACAGGCAGGCGCACCGACCGCATCCAGCGCTGCCATTGCTCGCCAAGGTCCGGGATCTGCTTGTCGCAGCGATGGCGCATGTCCGTGCATAGACAGAACCTTTCCGGTATCGCGAAACCGATGCGGCGGGCGTTCATGCGCGGATCGAGGAGCTTCTTCGGCGCATTCATCGCGCCGTTGCCGCCAAGCACGATGAACGTGCGCGTGTTCAGAGCGACGGCTGCTGGCACGATCCAGCCCACCGGACCGACAACGACCGCGGCGTCGCGCACCGCGGCGAGCAGTTGCCGCACCGACAGCTCGCCATTGGTCAGCGCCACGTTATGCGGCGGCAGCTTGCCGCCCTCGATCCACTCGTAGCCGTGTTTGAGATCGGCGATGACGACGGTGGCGAAGCCGCGCTCTTTCAAGTCGCCGGCGAGCATGTCGATGTAGGCCGGATACGGGTTGCGCGCCTCGTTGTCCCATTCGATGCGACGCATCACCGGGCGGATGATCGCCAGCGGTGCACCCCCGGTGTCGAACGGGCATTTGCCCATGTCTGGTAGATCCCACACCGGCTCCATCTTGGAGGGCGGCAGCTTGGTCTCCATCGCCGTGGCCACGTTGCCACGCGCCAGCTCGAGTACGCCGTAGCCAAGCCTCAGCGTCCTCGCGTCGTCCGGAGGTGCGAACCACTGTTGAATGCGGGTGCGCGCGAGATTGCGCATCTGCGTGCGCAGCTGCCGCCTGCCGCGCACGAACCGCACGGGCAGGTCGACATAGAGTTCGGGCCATGGGGTTTCGAGGAAGACATCGCGCCGCTTCGCCGTGGCGGCGATGAACGGCCTGACATAGATGCTATCGCCGAGACCCCACGGTCCCACGACGAACAGGCTTTTTGACATCGCGTGGCTTCGCCTCCGGCGGGGCCGGGGTGTCCGCCACAACCTTGATGGTGTCGTCTTCGTCGAGCACCGGCACAGCCAGACCAGCGAGTTCAAGCTCTACGGCGCGCTGGCCGTGAGCCTGAAATCGCTGTCCTGGCTCCACTACGCCCTCATGGTCGTAGTTGATCCACGGCTTGAGGGCTTCCATCAACATCAGGGCAGCGTGCCGTAGATGAATGCCGCTGGACGATAGACGGCCAAAGTGAGGCGTTCTTCACCGCGGATCGTTACCATGTTGCGTACGAAATCGTCGGCGTTTTCCGTCGAGATCAGGATCTCGATCGACATCCGATCGAAGATTTGCGCACCCAGCTGGAACGCCCCGGTGAGGAATTTCCCAACCTGCATGGCCTGCGTATCGACCACGGGGAGGTTCCACAAACGCTTGCCGAGCAGGCCGGTCGGGTCGCCGACGATGTAGCGGCCTTGCGTGTCTTTGGTCAGCTCGATGCGACCCCAATCGGTCGGGTGCAGCACGTAGCCGCTCGCCGGATACAGTGCGAGCGTCGCCTGCAGTGACGCCAGTCGCAGCTGGTCGATCGGCGTCGGCAGGGTCGGCGCGAAGGCTGGTGCATAGGCCGAGGCCTGGGGGACGATCCCCAGGATGTGCTGGCCGGTGCCGTCGCCGTAGAGCAGCTCGCCTTCTTCGACGAACTGCAAGCCATAGGTCAACCGACCATCGATGATGCTCCGCAGCTGCGGCGCATCGTCCATGATCTGCCGCGAGGCCTTCATGAAGTGCGCGATGGTGCGCACCGGGCTCGATTTCAGATCGAAGGTGATGTTCGACTGCGGCTTGAGCTGGCCTTCCGAGACCACCGCAGCACCAGTGACGGCCGGATCGTCGGTCTCCACGGCGTACTCTATCGCGTTCGACGACGTGGTCCCGGGCGTGATCAGGTTCCGGATCACCATCTGCCGCATCGGTGGCGTGATCATGCCCTGGCGATCGGCCTGCACCAGCGACGTGCTGGGGGACCGGCCGGCGCCGACGGTGGGATTGCCGCTGGTGATGTCCTTCAGCTCGATGCTGACGCGAGCCTGCCCGTTCTTGGTCTCCAGCAGGTTCTTGACGGCATCGTTCTCGACCACGAGGTCACCGAGCGACTTCAGCTCGGCAGGATCGCCCGGTCCGCCGCGACGGACCATCTTCTGCTCGACGGCCGTCAGGCGATCGCTGATCGTGTTCATTTCGGTCAGTGCCTTATCGGCCTTGTCCTTGGTCTCCTGTGTGATGTTGCCGAGATTCTTCATCTCGGTCTCGGCCTTTTCGGCGAACGTTTTGACCTCGTCCGTCGCTTTCTTCAGGTCGATGGCAAGGTTCTTGAGTTCGACCTCGGGATTGGGGTCTGCAGCCATGGTGTCCTACCTTTTGCTGGTGAGTGAGAAGCCGGCCACGAGCGTCGACAAATCCTTGATCGTCGCCGCGCGTGCTTCAGTTGCCGCCTGATCGGCCTCATCCCGAGGCGCTCTGAACCCGTGCTCGGCGATGGCTCGGGCCTGCGAGTGCGACAGGTGGAACTCCTCCCGGAGCCACGTCTCGAACTCGCGTATCGTTGTGATGGGCTTCGACATCGTCATGCCCATCGGGACGTCCTGGCCGGTCAGCGCGCGGTGGGCATCCGTCAGGTGCCCCCACATCTGCGAACGCTGATCGTTTGTCGGACTGTTCTGACCGGACAGCGACTCCCGGTGCAGCTTCATGCAGGCCGCGACGGCGTCGGTGCAGGCCTGCGCATCGACGTTCCGCATGATCGAGTTCAGATGCGTGACCTGCGCTTCGTTGTTCGCCGGGTCGCGCACGAGATCGACGGCATAGAGGTTCAGCTTGTTGATAAGCCGCTTCGGTTCACCCGCCTTGTTGGAGCGCACGTCGCCGCCGGGTGGCACTTTGAACGCTATGCTGAGGCCGGTGATGGCCTTGTCCTTCATCAGCCCGATGATGCGTTTGCTGTGGTCGGTATCGAGCGCGGAGATCTTGCCCTTGACGTGCAGGCCCTTGCTGTCCTCGGCCATCGAATGCCACACGCCGATCGGCAGCGGATCGCCGAACAGCTCAAAGGCAGAGTGCTCGACAAACATCGCTGGCATCGTGCCGGCTGCAGCGTGGCTCGCGAGCGTATCGGCGAACGCACCAGGCGCGATGACGTTCTCGTAGAAATCGGTGTTGTTGAAGACAGCGCCATAGCCTTCGAAGGCACCCGGCTGGCCGTCGCCAACGAACGACAGCTCAAGCGGAGCTGCGAACCGGTCGTACAACATGGTCGATGTCTCCTAGCTGGCGGGCGGCTGCTGCCCGGGCGGCTCTTTTGTCGGTTTGAACGCTGGATCGAGCGGCTTGAGGACGGCCATGTGTGCCTCTTTGCCGAGCAGCTGCAGCGGAATCATGTTGGCCTGAACTGTAAGGTCGTCGCCGCCATCCATCGGTGCGACGTTGTCGAGTGCACGCAGCTCATTGCGTGTGCGCAGACCGTTCTCGGCCATGGTCTTCATCAGCGCTGCACGGCCAGCGCTATCGGCACGCAACAACGCATCGACGTTGAACTCGGCGTAGTAGGCACTCTTCTCGCCAGGGTTCAGTAGCGACATCCGGATCGCCTGCTCGATCGACTTCAGCAGCGGTCGCAACGTGTAAGTTAGAAACCAGAGGTTCATCTGCTCGAGCCCGGTGCCCCAGGCCGTCGACTTCTCCATATGCCCGATCATCACCGGCTGCACGCCGAACCACCGGCAGATCTCTTCAACGCTGAACGCGCGCGTGGAGAGCAGTTGCGCGTCCTCGGGCTTCATGCTGATCGCTTCGGCTTTCATGCCGCCCTCGAGCAGCGCCCAGCCACCCGAGTTGATCGCGCCGACAAGCTTCTCCTTAGTCTCTTCCTCGAACCGTTTGCGTTGCGGCTCGGGCAAGAACTTGTCGACCGTGAAAACCATCGACGGCTTCATGCCGTTTCTGAAGAACGATGCAGCGGATTTGTCCGCTGCCATCGCTATGCCCAGAGTCTCCCGCGCTTGGCCGACAATCGACATCCCAAGCCTGCCATCGAGGGTGAACCCCTTGATGTGCATCACCTCGTCCTCTTGGAGTTCGATGATGTTGCCGCGCCATGAGTAGAAGTATGTGATCGAACCGTCCGTGTTGGGCCGGGCCGTCAAGCGATCCGGCACCATCGGCGCCAGGGCAACCACGCGAGTGCCGATGCGGTCGATCTTAATGTAGGCGTTGCCCCACAGCAGGATGCAGGCAACGACGGCCTCCCAGAACGTCACCGCCGTCATGTCCGCGTTGGGCTGGTCGTGCAGCAGCATGTAAAGCGGATGGTCGCGTGCGAGGGTACCGCGGCCTTCCGGGTCGGCTTTGTAGAACTGGCACGGCAGCGTCGCGATGGTCTGCGCGATCAACCGCGAGCAGGCATAGACTGTGCCGATCGAGAGTGCAGTCCGCGGCGATACAACCTCTCCCGACCACGTCGGACCGCCGCCCAGCCATGAAATCAATCGGGTGTCGGTCAGACCAAGCGCGCGCGCTATGGTCGAGACCGCGTTGCGGATCATGCCCAATTCAGCGCCTCCCGACCCTGCGTATGGTTGGCCCGCGCCGGGTCAGGCCGTTTCTCAAGCAGACATCAGTCGGCGGACGCCGCTCTCTCCGGTTCGCGCGCGGTGCTGGTCTGCGCCGCCAGGGCATCGTTGATCTGACGGTGGATGGCCACGATCAGCGGATTGACGTCGATCCAACGGTTGACGCCGATGAATGCGATCGCCTTTTCCCACTCTCCGATAGGCAATGTGACCATCGCTGGCAGCGTCGAGACATCCTGCTGCTGCTGCGGCAGCGGCTGTTGCGTATGGCTCATCAGTGGATTGTCCTTCCTTCAAGCTGTTGTACGCGCGCGGCCAGCGCCTTCATTCCGTTCACCAACGCCGCGACGATCGGATCGAGCATGATGCCGAGCATCGGATCTTCGCTGTCGTCGGTGGGCCCCACGGCCGCGGGGATCACGTCACGCAGCTCCTGCGCGACGAAACCAAACTCGATGGCTGTCATGCGCTTCCGTCTGAAACTAACCGGCCGCAGGCGCATGATCTCCGTCAGCCCCAGGTCGGTGTCAGCGATGTCCTGCTTGAGACGCCGGTCGGAGGTGTTGATGTAGGCGCCGTTGCCGCTGACTGTGCCGGTGGCCAGGAAGTTTCCGGTGACCGTGGCGTTGCCCGTGGCGCGAGCGATGAGGAACGCCGTGCCGTTCAGAACGCCGGCGTCGGTGTAGCGGGCGATGGAGAAGTCCGACCCGGCGTTGCTGCCGCTTTCAGTCGTGGTGTCCCCCAGGTTGATCGCCCATCGCTGACTGGCGGCGCCCGTGGAGCCGGTGATCACGTTGGCTTGGCCACTCGCGGTCTTGGTCATAGCGATCAGAGAGCTTGCGCCACCGATGATCGATAACTGGCTTGCTGCGCCGGTGACCTGAACAGCCCCAGTGAGGACTGGTGCGGCGAGCGGTGCGTAGCCCTGCGCTTTCACGTACGCGGTCGTGGCGATCTGCGTCGTGTTGGTCGCGGTCGCAGCGGTCGGTGCCAGGGGTGTGCCGGTGAAAGTTGGTGACGCGAGCGTCGCGTAGGCCTGGGCTTTCACAAATGCTGTCGTTGCCAGCGTGGTGCTGCTGTCAGCGGTCGCTGGCGTCGGCGCGGTCGGACTGACCAGGAACTGCAGCGGGCCGGTGCCGCTGACGTTGACCGTGCACGCGGCGGAGGCCAAGCCTGGGTTTATGAGCAGTGCGTTGCGGGTTGCGTCACCGAAGCGAGTTGGCAGTCCCCCGAACATGACATGCGTCGGGAACAGGTTGACGCCGTTGGTCCAGAATTCGATCTCATAACCCACCGGGATCGAGAACGTTGTGGCGCCGCCGGCCGTGACGATGATGTTGAAACCGCCGGTCGTGCCGTTGCGGATGATCCAGCTCTTCTGCTGACCCGTCAGCGGCATGGTGATGGTGCGATCGGCAGTCAGCGTCCCGGTGATGTTGACGATCCTGCCGTTGCCCACCTGTGCCGCGGTCAACGTCTGATCGGCATCCGTGATGGCAGTCGCCGCGAAAGCTCCCACAAGCCGCGAGACAAACTGCGTGTTGGCGAGCGCGGTGGTCTCGGTGCCGGCGAGCTGGGTCGGCGTGTTGGCGGCGATGCCGGTCGTGGTGATGGTAGCGACATCAGTGCCGCCCGAGACGAAAACCGCAGTCCCGGCGACGATGTTCATGCGCCCGCCGGTGACGCTGAACCCGTAAGAGGTGCCCCAGAGGGCGATGTGCTTCGATAGATCGGTGGTGCTCGACGCCAGCGTGCTGCCGAAGCTGACGTTGGCGTTTGCCCCGAGCAGGAGGCCGCCGTTCAACGTCAGTATGCCGGTGCTTCGGCTGAACCGCGCCGCCGGGTTCAGCAGGACCGCGCCGCTGTCGTCGTAGTTGAAGAGATCGAGGTCGGTTCCGGCATTGCCGCCGGCTTCGGCTGTGCCATTGGCGGACAGTTGCCAGCGCGCCACGCCCGCCGTCTGCCAGCGGAGAATGCGGGACGATGCGGCCGGGCCGTTCAAAAACAGGGACTGCGCGGCCGTGTTGCTGCCGATCGACAGACCACCGAGGGCCGTTGCTGCCGACATGTCCGCGGAGTTCAGCACGACAGCGCCAGTGCGCGTGTTGAACGAAGTGACACCGGCATCGACATACTGCTTGGTCGCAGCCTGCATGGCGGTTGTGGGATCCGCCGCCAGCGTCAGCGTGGTCCCGCTCTGCATGGTGAGACCGAGCGAGTTGACGGTGACCTTATCGACGCCATTGGAAACGAAAAAAATGCTCGCGCCTGAGACGATGTTGAGCCGGCTGCTGGTGACATTGATGCCGTATGTCGTGCCGAACAGCGCGATGTGTTGCGAGAAATCGGTGACGCCGCCAGGCGCGAGGAGCGAACCGAAGCTGAGACCACCATTGCCTAGCGTGATCAGGCCGGTGCTGCGGGTGAACCGCGCAACGTAAGTCCCGATGACGACGCCGCTGTCATCGAAGGCGAGCAGTTCGAGATCGCACCCGGTGTTCCCGCCGCTTTCCGCGGTGATATTGGGACGCATCCGCCAGCGCGCGACACCCGCAGTCTGCCAGTAGAGGTCGCGAAAGGCGCTGCCCGCTGGGCCGTTTAGGTTCAGTGGCTGCGCGACGGTGTTGGTGCCGATGGTGAGCGGGCCACTCACGATGCCACCGGAGGTCAGCAGGCCCGACGCACCGGACACGTCGGCGGATGTCAGTGTGATCGCGCCAGTGCGCGTGTTGAACGAGGTGACGCCAGCTGCGTCGACGTACTGCTTGGTCGCGATGCCGAGCGGGCTCGTTGGATCAGCGGCCACCAAGCCGAGGCCGCTACTCCGCGCAAACACAAGCGAAGAGCCCAGAAAGGAGCCGTCATCAGCGTAGCGGTAGATACCAAAGTCTGTCCCGACGTTGCCGGTGCCGGTCTCCGGTGTGGTGTTGCCTCCAATGATCCAGCGCTGGACGTTGGCAGTGCGAAAACTGATGTAGCGCTGCGATGCGGACGGGCCGTTGAAGATCGCCATCACGGAGGTAGTGTTGGTGCCGAACGATGTCGTTCCGGTGACAGTGCCACCAATGAGGGGCAGCTTCGTGTCAGCGTACTGCTTCGTCGCAGCCTGCAGGGCCGTTGTGGGATCCGCCGCCAGCGTGACCGCACCGCTGAAGGTGCCGCCGGCATCGGTGATGACCTTCTGCCAAGCGTTGTAGTTACCGCCCGCTGCTGTCACCCATCGGCCGAACATTCCGATGTTGGAAAACGCCAGCTGAGTGGGCCAGCCAGCGTTGGAATGCCAAAGGTTCAGAACGGCACAGGCAGTAACGCCGGGTGGAAAGTTAACGCCCGCCGTCTGGTTGATGATGCTGTAGACGCCCTGGTAGCTCGTGAACGGCCCGGCCCCGCTGCCGCTGATCGAGTTGAGATCGAACGCGCTGTCGGTGCCGACGCGCGTGTAGTCGGTCGTGACTGCCCAGGCCAGTCCTTTGCGGGCGTAGGCAAAGGCGGTGTTCGGTGCCTCGCCGGGCGGGGCGCTGCTGATACCGGCATCGACGTACTGCTTGGTCGCAGCCTGCAGGGCGCTCGTAGGATCCTGCGCCAGCGTGATTGCGTTGCCGGCGGTCATCGTGATGCCGAGCGAGTTGATCGTTACTCGGTCAGTCCCACCGGTCATAAACACATGTGAGCCGCCGACATAATTGAGCCGGCTGGGTGATGTGACGCTGAAGCCGTACTGGCCATTCCAAAGCGAGATGTGCCGCGACAGATCGGTCGGGCCACCCGGAGCAAGGGCGGCACCGAAGTCGATGCCACCGCTCACCGAGCCGCCGATCAGCGGCAGGTAGGCACCAGGGCCAGCGATCGGAACGACTGCGGTCGCTACTCCGCCGCTGTTTCCGCGGCCGTAGTAGAGGATGTCGCTTTGCTCGTTGTAGGCCAGCTCCGAAGCGAACAGCGAAGCTGGTGCAGCCGCGGACCCTCCCGCTGCGCGGCGTCTGATCCTTAGAACATCAGCCACACCTAAAAGACCCCACCATCGAACGTGATGCCGTCAATGGTGCCGCCGGTGATGGCGACTGCGTTCGCTGCTTGCACTGCCATCGAGCCCAGTCCGGTGATGTCGGTGTTCGGAATGGTCGCCGAGGCGGTGAAGGCCGATGTGCCGGCGCCTTTCA